ACCATCAGATTTAGGTATAATTACTTCTGGCCCTTCTTCACCTACAACATAAGGTTTACCAGCTTCTACTGGGCCACCTTCTGCTCTTTGTTCTAAAGTATATTCACTTTTATCAGCTTCAATAGTTCCTTTAGTTAATCCAAAAGGTAATAGACCTTTTTTAACTTTTAGTTTTTCGTCTTTGATAATCTTTTCAATGATTTGTTTTCTCAATGAAGAATCAACAACAAAGTCTTTACCATCTTTACCTGCAGCTTTAGCTCTTTTTCTTACTTCTTTTTTATATGCTAAAGCCATTTTTTCTGCTGCTTTATCAAATGCTTTTTGTGAATCTACACCTTTGAATACTTTACCAAATAATTGTTCAGCTGCATTAGGATCAGCAAAACCATAATTTTCTAATTCTGCTTTCATATCAGCTACATCACTTGCTGTTACTTCTAAAACTTCTGATCTTGATTCAATAAGTTTTTTATATTGTTGTGATATTTGCCCTGCTTTTAAAACACTATTTAATCCTGCTTGTCCTATTGATTTACCTTCTGCACCAGCTTGCATAAATGCTAGTCCTAATGTAAATGCAGGGTTAGCCATAAGACCTTCAAAACCACCTTTGTCTTTCCATGTATTTGCAGCTTTGTCAAAATCTATTCCTGCAAGGTTAGATAATTTAGATAAAAAATTACTATCATTTGCAAACTGTGCACCCATACCACCAGTAACAATAGGATCTGATGGCATATTAGCTTGATCAGGTGTTCTATTTATATTGTTTTGATTTAGTATATTTTGTGGAACTATAGATGTTGGAAACATTTGTCCACCTGGTTGTGTCAATGGAGATCCACCTTCTCTTTCTCTAAGCATAGGATTTTTAACACGACCTGATGCATCTGTTTCTGGTGGTGTAAGATCAGATGACATACCTGAAAAATCTTCAGGAGTTTCTATACCTCTTAATCTTTTTAAACCATCTAAATATATTTGATATAAACTTGACATTATAATATTCCTTTATCTAAACTATTATCTTTTAGCCAATTGTAAAATGGACTTTCATTTACAGCTAAGTATCTAAAAGGACTAGGTGATCCTAGTATACCTTGTTGCTTAGCTTTGGCACTAGCATATGCACTTTGATATGCAAAGTTATTTTTTATATTACCTAAATTTTTATACCATTTAGCAGCTACAGATTCTACAGGTTTAGTTTTTGCTTTTGCAAAAATAGTTTCACTACGAAACAAATCAGACAAATTATCTCTTTCTGAATCTGTTAATGCATTAGGATTAAATGATGCATCTAATGGATTTGTTGCATCACCACTTCCATATTTTTTTGTATAATCATTTTGACCAAACTCACCTCTTTCAATAGCAGCTATATCTTTTTGTATATCTTGTATCTTATAACCATAAGCTCCTGGATGAAAATCAGCTCTATTTGATAGATCACTTATCTTTTTATTCAAACTAAAAGTCATAGCTTTTTTTTGAATATCTGATGAAACACCTGAAAGACCTCTTAAAGCAGCTCCTAAAAATCCACCTTTAGAATAAAAATCAACAACTTGATAAAAAGGATTTTGTTTTCTTTCTCTTTCTTTTCTTTCTCTTTCTTGTTGTTCTCTAAATGCTTTAGCTTTAGCAGCAGCTTCTGCTTTTACTTTTTGTTGTCTAGCTCTTTGTGCTGCTAGTTCTCTAGCAGATGTACGATCTTTTGGTGGAGAATACATTCTTGGATCTCCGCCACCAGGAGGCCCACCTGTTCTTGTTGGTGTTTTAGATTTTGGTTTAGGTGCTGAATATTGTTGACCCCTGTTTCTATCAGGTATTTCATTATTTCTACCACCTTGCGGCCCTTGTCCACCTGAGTCTTGTCCAGATCCACCTGGCCCTTGTCCTCCTCGACCTGGTGGTGGATATGCAGGTATACCTTCAGGTGTCATTGTTTTTTGACCACCTAAATTTTCTAATGTCTTTGCTTCTCCAGGTGTTATATAAGCAAGCATATGATCTTGACCTTTGATTTTTTTCATAGGTCTCATATTATCAGATACTGATCCTCCTGCTCCAGACATTTATTTCCTTATAATATTGCTAAAACAATAATGATAACAGCAACTACTGCACATGTTGTTTTATGTTCTTTAATAATATGTGGTATATGTTCTTTAAGTTTCATTATAATAAACCTCCTAATAATCCAAATCCAGCTCCAATAGCAGCACCCATAGGGCCAGTTGCTCCTAACATGGGCCCTAATGCAGCTCCAGATAATGCTCCACCTGCAGCTGATGTTATAGGATTTGCTCTTGGTTGAGTAATTTGTTGTTGTTGTGTTGGTAGACCAAATGCAATTGGTGCAGCAAGATTGTAGTATTGCTGTAACGCCTGCACAGGTGCTAGTTGTTTTTGTCTATCAATATCTTCAAGCTGAGCTCCAACTGCTGTTAAACTTGGTACTTGTTGTGCAGTTTGTAATTGTCTAGCTCTTTCTCTTTCTAATTGTCCAAATGCCAAAGGTAATGCTTTATCTGCTACTTGACCAATTACTTGGTTTTGCATCATAGGTGATCCAGGAGTTCTTCCTGCTCCACTAAACTGACCAGCAACATTAGAATATATATCTTTACCAGCTTGAGCAATCAAAGGAGATAAGAAAGGGTTGGTAAATTTTCCTTGTATAGTATCTAAAATTTGTTGGTTAGCAGCTTCAGCTATAGTTTCTTGTGCTGCAATACCTTGTAATGTTTGTTGTGTTGGTGCTACAAATCCTGCTGCTGTTGGGCCTTGACCATATATAGTTCCAGCTTCAGATAATATCTGAGCTAGTGCAGGTTCTGCAGGGCCGTATGGTTGAGTTTGGGTAATGTTAGTACCACCTCCACCTCCTCCTCCAAATGACATATTTATTTCTCCTTGTGTTTTTCTAATAATACATGACTTTCTTTAAAACCAAATGGCTTAAGTACACGTTTCCATCCTGGTCTTGCAACAAGCTCTAATAAATCACAATTGTTTTGCCAAGCATAATCTTCTATGTGTTTTATCAAATGCTGCCATTTTTCACGATACTTACCAGTCATGATCTTAATATTTAAGCATCGTTGTAATGGTCTTTGTATAATTTCTGTAATAACTATACCATAGAGTCTTTGATCTATATCTGCTTCTTTATCCCAAAGAAACCATAGTTGCATGTTACCATCAGAAATCCATTTTTTAAAATGACTTGCATTAGCATAGTTATTTGAACTTGCCATTGCATCTGCAATCATACCCTCACATTGTTTCCAAACTGTTTCAGTATTTTCTTTTGGTATTTGAACCAATTGAATCATGCAGACTTTTCGTCAAATATTTCTAAGTAACTTACTATACCTGCTATATTATTAGCAGATGCAGCTTTTAATTTTAATATATCACCTGATTCTAAAACAATACTACTTTTTACTAAATTTTCTACAGTTTTAGATCCTAAACTAATATGTGCTACTTCATATTCTGCATTGGAATCAGATGAATCAACAGTAAATGCTTCTACT